AATTACCTGCAGAGTTGAGGCAAAACAAAAAATGGGTATGCTCATAAGGATCCTCGGGGTCGGCATCCTCGTGAACAGCCGAATAACAGACAACTTGACGAACTCCAATCTTAGACAAAAAGAATTCAAAGAATGGGCGTAGTGGGACATGAGTTTTGTAAGTCAAGTGATATTTCTTCTTAGAAAATTTAAACTCGGTAGGCGGATTCATTGATTCAGGGGGGTTCCCTTTAATATTAAAAGGGACCCTATTGAATCGGTTTGAAAAGTGAGATCAAGAAAAAAAAAAAATTCGATGAAAAAACCTTTTATTTAGGAAAAATCGAAAAAACTCTGAACAACGCGCCGCAGGCGCAGGCACTACGGGCTCCGCCCGCTTCGTGCCGGGTTCGGGCTGCGCCCGCTTTAGCGGCCAGCTGCCGCATCACAATAAGGATATTTTTAAATCACAGAAGCAGCATATGGAATAGGATCAAAGAACTCGCAATGAAAAACAAGCTGAACAAGACCAGTGTAAGTGGCAGAGGCAGCAGTATTTGTAGCAATCAAAGCCTGAAGAGTCATCAACTCAACCGGAGCACCAGTAGTCAAAGCCTGAAAACGATCATCGGACTTATACTCAACATTCTTAGCTCCGCAAAGCCGGGGAAGATAAATATGTCCCTTAAACTGAGTACAAACAGTACCGTTAAGATCCTTCCGAATCACACGAGGATACTCTGTCACTGTAGACTGGGGAATACCAGGCAACGAAGTATTGGTGTTGAGAGGTACAACCCATGCACGACCTTGAACCGAGTTATTCATATATGGATCAATAGTAACGCGCCAAGACGTAGCAAATACGCGATAGCGATGGTAAAGCAAAGCAAGCTGATCAAAGCTATATGGCTGGTGACCACCTCCACCGAGATTGGGAGTAAAGAGATTATTCAAATGATATGAAGCAAAGTTGAAGACATTGTTAGCTTGACCAGCAGCAATAGTCACAGAAATATTCTCGGCATACTTGAGCTTAGTAATATACCTTGGAGCAATCAGATTAAGACCAGTAGAGCGAATAACACGAGTAATTCCACCACCACGACGGGAAAACTTTCGACGCTTAGTATATGCCCTCTTTCGGAGCTTACGGCGCAGGGTCATCCGACGGCGACGGGGCATTTTCGGGGGAGGTTACTATGTCCAAAGAGAAATTTTTTAGGCGATCGGCGGAAAACTTTCCAGGTTCACATTCGAAATTCGAAAATACAAGGACATGAGGTACATTAAATGTCTTCATTGCAGAATGAAATTTAGCCGAAAATATATGGCCATTTTTTAACTGTTCCATCACTGAGTAGGGGATGTCACGGTCGGATCGTGCAAAATCAAATATGACGATAGACTGACCATCATAGGCATCGGCAATGTCCTTATAAGTACCACCAGAACACTCCAAAGCACCTTTACTTTCAATGAGATACTGTGCAAAATAAGACTTACCAGAATTACCAACAGAGTCATGTACCCAAATAATTGTACGGGGGTCAGCAGGCTGATCCAATATGGCCAGGATTGGAATTTGCCATGGACGAGGTACAAAATCAAAAATAGTAACAGCAGCTGGGCGAGTCCTCCAAAGAGCATTAGCCCAATTAAGACGCTGAGAAATATAAACTCCAATAGCTCCCTCAGCACGAATCAACTGTCCAAAAGTACCTTTGAATTCAGTAATGTAATTAGAAACTTGAGTATGAAAATCAACAGCAGAAACCATCTTTTCCGAACGAAGTAAACGATCCTCAGTTGGATGTTCCTTCAAATGATATTCCCAAACATGCTGAAAATGTACATCAGTAAGAACTGGAAGTATATGAGGATGTATACCTTGGAAATCAAAGCGATCAGCGCCCTTCCAATTACCTGCAGAGTTGAGGCAAAACAAAAAATGGGTATGCTCATAAGGATCCTCGGGGTCGGCATCCTCGTGAACAGCCGAATAACAGACAACTTGACGAACTCCAATCTTAGACAAAAA